TTGCGATAACCGATGATCTGTATAAAGACATGGAGGCGGCGCTATCTGAAAACATACAGGAGGGCGTTGCCATGTGGAAACAATCCGCGCACAACTCGCGCATGGAACGGGCATGCCCTGAAATATTCATCGGTACCAGGTGGACGTTACGCGACGAAATAGGCAAGGCGATTGAAGGCGGCAAAGTAGATATTGCCATAAAAATACCGGCGATGATTGTGGGCGAAGACGGCAAGCTCAAGTCCTTTTGTGAAGATGTAAAGACAACAGCTGAATACCTGAAGATAAAGGCAGATACAGAGGAAAGTATATGGGATGCTGAATACATGCAGGACCCAGCAGAATTGCAGGGGCTGTTATTTTCTTCCGGCTCCCTTAAATACTTTTCACCCGATCGCCTGGGAGAACCTGATTATAAATACATGTCGGTAGATCCTGCCGATACCGGTGGCGATGATCTGTCGGCGCCCCTGGGAGAGCTTCATGATAACGGCATATTTATAACCGAAGCTCTTTACAATAAATTAGGGACGGATATCAATATCCCGGCGGTTGTAGAAATGATCCTTACCAGGAAGGTGGATTTTGCAGAAATAGAAAGCAATGCAGCCTGGTCGATGTTTACCAAACAGGTGAAGCAGAAAGTAGCAGAACGTGACCCCAACCGGCAAATAAGAGCGATATCTGCAAAGGGTAACAAGCAAACCAGAATACTGGCCCAATCTGCTTTTATTAAAAATCACTTTTACTTTTTAGAGGAAAAGTATTGGACACCCCAGTACAGGGCGTTTATGAAGAACCTCACAAGTTATATGCGAGACGGATCGAGCAAACACGAAGATTCAGCGGATAGCCTTGCCATGATGGCCACGTATTTCCAGAAAACATTTAAAAGCCTTTGGTAAAAGGAAAAGCCAAGTATGGACATACTCAGCCTATTGGCTCCTAAAATAACACCGCATGGAGCCCATGAAGAAACAAGGATTAAAAATATATAAAATAATCTCTATTAAAAATGTAGTTGGTCACAAAGGATTGTGAAAAAGAATTTTTAGCACCTGCATATAGCATGCATGGTTAATTATTTGTATATTCAGGGACAACCTTTACCGTATGCTAAAGCACGTCATGCCGCCAGAACTTATACAGAAATTTCAATTAAAAAGGATATACTTATCTCCCAAGGAAAAGGAGCAGCACGAGGAAATTGAGGTTTATAATTTCCCAATGCCGGACCGCCAGGTGAACTGTTGGTTTCAAGTCTTCTCACATACACATATCACCAATCCAAACATGATGATTTTTAGTGCAGGCGCCCCCGATCCGGCGGCATTGTCTGTCTCCCTGAAAGAATTGTGGAATAGAACCCCGGAGGAAATGCAGCGATATATAGCAATTGAGTGCAAAAAATTCCAGCATGAGCAGATAAAAAAGGCACAGAAGAATTAAACGGCACTGGGTAAAATCACCCCGACGTTAATTAAAAACTATATTTTCCCTTATTTATTAAAAAAGTTATAATTTTACTATATTAGTAATTGATGAAAATACCTTTGCTTTTCAGGGTTCTACAATGGATGAAAGACTTGAGATGTTCAAGCTGTGGAAAGTTGTTATGCAGATATGTAGGTGAGGCCGAAGTAAAGTGTAGCAAATGTGGCATCATAACCAGAGGTAAATAATTTATTGAGCCCATAAATCCAGAGCGCCGGGCAAAACCATTGAGCGCCAGTTGTACTTAACATAGTACAGCTGGCGCTTTTTTATTTAATCAATATGGGATTATTCGATTGGAGCTGGTTCGGGGGTAAAGGTAAAAGGCCTGCTATGACCTATTCAAGGGACAAGCAGGGTAACCACTTTTACAATTTAACCGACCGCGATCTCGGGATATACCAGTCGTGTCTGGCCGGCGGCTATTCAGAGGCCAATATGATAACGCTCTTTGAAACAATCCCTGAAGTATTCGCGCCTATTGATATCATAGCCTCGCGCGTTCAGAATGGAGTATTTCAATTGAAGAAGATTGCCACTGATGAGGTGGTATATGACAATAAAAAGTGGAACCAGCTTACTGCCCGGCCCAACTGGCGCCAAACATGGGAGAGCTTTATTTATGCCGCCGTCGTTTATAAGTACGTATGCGGTAACCGGTATTTTTATTCATATCTGCCTTCCACCTTAAAAAAGAAGTTGGATAATATTACCGCCCTTTGGTTATTGCCTCCCCAATATACTGAACCCAAAATCAAAAGTAACAGGCCCACGGTTTTCACAGCCACATCGACCAACGATGTGGTCGAGTATTACAAGATTTCTATACCTGGGGAGTTCGACACCATTAGCACCGACCTCGTTTACCATGATGCCTTCATTCATTTTTCATTAAACAGCAATAACCCATTAAAGGGCATCGGTCCATTACGGTCAGATGAAATGCCAATCAGCAACCTAATTGCAGTATACCAGGCAAGGAACGCCATTTACGTAAAGCGTGGCGCCCTTGGTTTCATTGTCGGCAAGAAGGCAGACGCTGACGGCCCGGTGCCATTAACGCCAGATGAAAAGGATAACATCAGGGAGGAAATGCAGGCCAACTATGGGGTTACCGGTGGCCGGGACGTGGTGGGCATTACTGACGTACCGGTTGACTTCGTACGCATTGCAATGTCGATCGAGGAACTGCAGCCTTTTGAAGAAACCTATGCAAGCGCTGCGGCCATATTCGGTTCGCTCGGTGTCCCCAGGTCATTCATTCCCACAAAAGACGGTCCCACATATACCAACGGTCCAGCTGATGAAAGGAAACTATACCAGGACGTGGTTATCAAAAACGGCAAAGAAATATGCCAGATACTCAACAAGGTTTTAGGATTGGATGAAATAGGCTGCTATGCTGATGTGAGTTACGATCATGTTGATGTGCTTCAAGATGATAAAAAAGCAAAGGCAGATGTTGACAAAGTAAGAAGCGAGACCGCAATCACACAATACAAAGAGGGCCTAATAACAAAAAATCAGTTGCTTGTTGCCATTGGGCAGGAGGCTGTAACCGGGGGGGATGTGTATGTAACTGACGGAAAGAACCCTGATCCTATGGCGGTCAAACTGGGAGTGGGTGGATTGCAAGGGTTAAAGGATATCCTTGTTACTCCTTTCCCTCCTGATGTAAAGAAAAATATTCTGGTAATCGTGTTCGGTATGGCCGAAGGCGATGCCGCAAAATTAGTAAGCAATGACACTACATCCCAAAATCAAGGCGCTTAAGCAACGCTCTGCGCCTGTTACATTTTCCACCCTTTCAGTAAGGGCTGACGGGAAACTGACCGATAATAAAATGTCGGTTGAAGAGCGTACCGTAAAGGGTTACCTAATAGTGTGGGGTGTCGTAGACTGCTATGGCACTATGTTCATGAAAGGCTGTTGTGCCAAATCAATTAACGATCGCGGCCCGCAGTCGAATAGCAAATACAAAATCACCTTCCTGTGGCAACATCGGCAGGATGATCCTATAGGCCAGTTTACAGTATTGAAGGAAGATGATTATGGCCTATACTTCGAGGCTGTGGTTGATGATCCGGAAGAAGTGCCCACGGCAAAGCGTGCCCTTAATCAAATAAAGTCCGGCACCATTAATCAGTTCAGCGCCGGGTTCGATTACGTGTGGGACAAAATGGAGTACGACCAAAGCACCGACAGTATCCTGCTTAAAGAAATAGATCTGTACGAGGGCAGCGCGGTAACCATTGGCGCCAACACGGAAACCTATGCGATCAGATCGGCACAGGATTTATCCCAGGCAAAGGAAGACCTGCACGACGAAACCGAGGATTTCATTCGCAGCATCCCCCGCAAACAACAACTGGAATTACGGCAACTTATTGCCCGCCATATATCACTCGCGAAAGTAGAGCCGGACGAGCTAAGGCAAAAGACACTCGATAATAGCGAGCCGATGAAGGACGGCATTGATTACAAATATTTATTAAACAATTTTTCTTTATGAAACGTACGCAATTAAAATTTCCATCCCGGCCAATTTCTTACCTGCCGAAGATGGCAACCAGACGTTTTCCTGGCTTGGCTCGTCACGGCAACGCAGCTTATAAAAGCGACGGTGATGGCGGTAACGATGATGATGAACGCACAAAGCTGTTGAAGGATATACAAAAGAAAGTAGGTGACGAGATCGAAAAACGTGGCTTTGTTCCTAAATCAGAAGTTGAGGCTTTGATTTCAGAACAGTTCAAAGGCATGGACCTGGAAGCCCTCAGGAAGTATAAAAAGGATAGTGAGGAAAATGCCGAAACAATCCGCAACCTGGCTGAAAAGCTGGAAAAGATGGAGAAACGTGCAAAAGGTGGCGGCGAAAGAACCCCATCAATTGCCCAGCAAATCCGCTCACAGATTGAAGGTCGCAAACAGGAATGGGAAGACTTCAGAAACCGTAAGGTTACCAGCTTTCCATTGGAACTTCGTGCACCTACAACGATGACCGTTGCTACCAACACCGGCAGCAGCGCCTATATACCCGAGGCTGAGATCGTTCCCGGCTTGGTTGACCTTCCACGTAACCAACCTTTCATGTTGGCTATCTCCAACGTTACCCCTACCAGTAAGTCCCGTATCGTTTGGGCT